TGGGTACATCTGCAACCGCAGGTGGATACGCAATATATTGTAATGGTGGAGTTTATGCAACAGGCAACATTGTAGCTTATTCGGATATAAGAAAGAAAAAAGATGTTGTTACAGTTGATAATGCTTTGGATAAAATTTTAGAATTAAGAGGTGTTTACTATACTAAAATTTATAATGAAAATGATACAATTCCAGATGGCGGTGCTGATAAAAGACAATTAGGAGTAGTTGCGCAAGAAGTTAATGAAGTAGTTCCAGAAGTTGTATCATATACAGAACATTTAGATGAATATGCGGTAGCGTATGGTAACTTTGCTGGTTTATTTATTGAAGGATTTAAAGAACAACAAATTATTATCAATAAACAAGCCGATGAAATTAATTTACTAAAAAAAGAATTACAAAAAATTAAAGATTTAATACTTAATATTAATAAAGAATAGATTATGGCACTTTTAAGAGATTACGAATTACCAGGAACTGGACTAATTGCACCAAATGCATACCACGTTGTTACAAATGTAAAAGTTGAAAAAAGAATGGCAGACTTCAAACCACCAGTTGACCTATCTATGCCAGATGGATTAACCCCAATGGATAGAAGTGCAGGTACGGAAGTATATTGGGCTGCTGGATATACTGCAGAAATAGCAGTAACTATTTATAAGGATAAAGCAGCCAGAGATGCTGATGCAAAGCCGATTGGATTTATGGGAATCAATCCAGCTGATAATAAATATGGAGTATCAATTGGTACTGAAGGAATGGACCACAAATGTAAATTTATGTTAGAAGTACCATCTGAATTAGACCATATGGCACAAGCATATAGACACCTTTTAACTACTGATTATTATAGTGGTTCATTGGAAGTGTAAAAAATAAATTAGATATATTTATACAATATAAACACAAATATTATGGGATATACATACGAATGGAAGTTAACAGGACTTAAAAAACAAAATAGCACCAATTTAGAGGATGCTGTTGTTGGTACATTTTGGAAATTAACAGGTACAGATGAAGATGGTAATGTGGGTACATTTAATGGAGCAACGCCATTTAGTATTAACACAATAAACACATCTAGTTTTACACCATATAGTGAATTATCAGAAACACAAGTTCTTAATTGGATTAAAACCCACGTAAGTGGTTCAGGTGCTTCAAACTATTGGGGACACATATCTGAAGTAATCCAAAAAGAAATAGATGGTAAAAAATGGGTTAAGGTAGACGTTTCTGAAATAGACCTACCGTGGTCACCAACATCTGGTAGTACAACTCCATATGTAGCTGACCCAGCTCCTGTTTAAACAAAATACAAAAATATAATTGTAGATTGTAATATCGATTCTTAATAATTAATTTGTGTTTTGAATATTTTGTTTATATTTATATGAGTATTACTGTAAGTTATTACTAATACAAACTTAAAATACAAATCGAAGAAATAAAATGGCAGAAAGAATCGTATCACCTGGCGTATTCACAAGAGAAAATGACCTATCCTTCTTAGCTCAAGGAGTTGGAGAAATTGGAGCGGCATTTATAGGACCTTTTAAACAAGGACCTGCATTCGTTCCAACAATCGTAAGAACACAATCAGAATTTGAAGATATCTTCGGAACACCTGATGGAACTTATTATACCGAATACGCAGTACAAAATTATTTAAGAGAAGCTGGACAAGCAACAATCGTAAGAGTTGCCGGAATTGGTGGATATCAACAATTAGCACCTTTGGGTATATTTGCATCTGGTTCTAATAGAGATACTCAAGCTAAATTAGTTGGAGTTTTACATTCAACAAATATCGGAAACGAAGGTGTTGGATTTCCATCAACTACATTAACACCAAACTTTGCTAGTATTGGTTCATTTGTAATTTCTAGTTCAGCAGTAACTCTAAATGTATCAGCATCAATTTTACCAACAGATACTAATGATTTAGCAGATGTATTTGGTGAATCTTCGTTTGGTGCAAAAACAGCATACGCTTACAAATACTTTGAAAACATTGCACAATTTTACACTGGTTCATCTGATGTAATTGGTAATAAGACTGTAATAACTGTAGCTCAATTACCAACTCAAACATTTGGTGATGCTAGTGAAGCAGAAACTCCAATCATAGTATCTCAATTAATTAGTAACATAAGATATAATTTATTTAAATTCGAAACAATAGGACATGGTACATTATATAATACTAAATTTAAAGTTGGTATTTCTAATGTAAAAGCGGCTGGTGAAGATGGTTCAACTGATTATTCAACATTTACTGTAACCATTCGTTCATTTGGTGATACTGATAAGAGAAAGAGTGTAGTTGAAACATATAATAACGTAAACTTAGACCCTGCATCTCCTAACTATATAGCTAGAAGAATTGGTGATAGAAAATTAACAATTGACCCTAATGGCAAATTAACTGAAACTGGTGATTACTCAAATAAATCAAAGAATGTAAGAGTAGTTGTACAAGATGCTAATTCTAATATCTTAGGACCAGGTTCTTATCCAGTATCAGCAGCACCATTCGGACATGAAGCATACACTAACCCTATTTACTTAGGTGGTACTGAAACTAGAGTACCTGCGGTGGTTTACCAAACCGGCTCGGCGAATAACACATCATCATCTCCTGTATATTATGCTGGTTTTGATTTTGAAACTGCTGGTGTGAGAATAGATAACGTTCAATATTTGGCACCAATACCTACATCCGCAACTGCTGGAGCAAACGTTGATTTCGCATTTGATTCTCAATTGAATTATGTAATGACTGGTTCGGCATCAACTGATATGGTTAAAAGACAATTTGTATTAGGATTCCAATATGGATTTGATGGTACTAACCCAACCGTAAGAAAAGCTAAGGCTGGTGATACTGATTGGGGTAATGGAAATACACAAGGATTTAGTTGTGCATCTTCGTTATCTTCTGGTTCAATCGCATACGCAAAAGCAATCAACGCTGTATCTAATCCTGATGAATATGATATCAATATGGTAGTAACTCCTGGTATTGTAAGAAGTTTACATCCTGCTATTACTTCTAAAGTAATTGATATGGTTGAAGATAGACAAGATTGTTTCTACATCGCCGATTTCAACGATTATGATGATACAATTACCGAAGCAACTGAGCAAGCAAATTCAGTAGATTCAAACTATGTAGCAACTTACTATCCTTGGATGAAAACAATTGATAGTAACACAAATAAATTAACTTCAGTCCCACCTTCTACATTGTTACCTGCAGTATATGCAGCAAACGATAGATTGGCAGCTGAATGGTTTGCACCTGCAGGTTTGAATAGAGGTGGTATTACCGGAGCAGTTAGTGTATTGAATAGATTAACACATTCTGAAAGAGATACTCTATATGAGAACAAAGTAAACCCAATTGCGGCATTCCCTGGACAAGGTATTGTGGCATTCGGACAGAAAACATTGCAAGATAAGGCATCTGCTTTAGATAGAATCAATGTTAGAAGATTACTTATCAACTTGAAAAAATTCGTTGCATCAACATCTCGTTTCTTAGTATTCGAACAAAATACTTCTACAACTAGACAAAGATTCTTAAACACTGTGAACCCTTACTTAGAATCAGTACAACAAAGACAAGGACTTTATACCTTTAAAGTTGTAATGGATGAAAGTAACAACACACCTGATGTAATTGATAGAAACATATTAGCAGGACAAATTTTCTTACAACCGGCTAAGACAGCGGAATTTATCGTAATAGATTTCAACATCTTACCAACTGGAGCAAGTTTCTCAGCATAATACGAAAATAAAGGAAGTAGATATTTATTAATATAAAATAAAAGGATAATAAAATGGCAGAAATATTAGAGTTTGACAAGATGTTCTATACGAACTTCGAACCTAAAATGAAAAATAGATATGTGATGGAGATAGATACTATCCCTTCATATCTTGTAAAAGCGGCAAACAGACCTACAATTCAATTTGAAACAATTGCATTAGACCATATCAACGTAAAAAGAAAATTACAAGGTAAAGGTGATTGGCAAGACATA